CGGCGAGGCTCTGGCCGCAGCCCGGGGCTGGTCCGGCCCGCAGTGGGCCGCCCTGAAGAATTTGTGGAATGGGGAGTCCGGCTGGAACGAGCGCGCCCTCAACAAGTCGTCGGGTGCCTACGGCATTCCGCAGTCGTTGCCCGCGAGCAAAATGGGCTCGGCCGGCTCGGACTGGAAGACCAACGCGTCCACCCAGATCAAGTGGGGTCTGTCGTACATCAAGTCCGTGTACGGCAACCCGCTGAACGCATACAGTCAGTGGCTCGCCCGCTCTCCGCACTGGTACGCCCAGGGCACGGGCGGCGCCGCCAAGGGCCTGGCCTGGGTCGGCGAAAAGGGTCCCGAGCTGGTCAATTTCCGGGGCGGCGAGGACGTCCTCAGCAACCCGCAGTCGATGGCGTTCGCCAAGGCCAACAACATCAAGCTGCCCGGCTACGCCTCCGGCACGATCACCAATGCCGCGGACCGGGTGCGGCGCGACCACCGGCGCGTCCAGGACGCGAAGGATGATGTAGCGCGCGCCAAGCGGCGGCACAAGGGCGTCCAGGCGGCCGAGACTCGGCTCAAGGCCGCGCAGAAGGAGCTGCAGGCGGCGAACATCGCGCTGAAGAACGCGCAGCGGTCGGCGAAGACTTCGATCGCGAACACGATCGCCACCGGGCTCCTGAAGACGCTGAGCACGGGCACCTCGTCGGCCATCGCATCGGCGATCAAGAGCCTGGCGACGAAGTTGCTGAACGCGGGCTACAACAAGACCGCCGCCAGCGTCCAGAAGAAGGGCGGTCAGCTGGAGAAGCTCGCGGATCGGCGGGCCAGTGTGCAGAAGACCATCGCCGCGGCGAACGCCTACGCGTCCGACCAGGCCTCGAAGATCACGGACTTCCTCAACATCAGCGGGACATCGGCCACCGACATCGGCTCCCTCATCTCGCAGATGAGCGGCCAGCAGAAGACCGCGTCCAGCTTCGTGGGCCTGTCCAGGTCGCTGAAGACGCGCGGCGCCAGCAAGGCCCTGCTCCAGCAGCTGTCGGACGCCGGCCCGGGCAGCCAGCTCGCGACCATCCTCGGCCAGAGGAACGTCACCACCCAGGACATCGGCAAGCTCAACTCGCTGGTGGCGTCCGGCGGGAAGCTGGCGACGTCCTTCGGCCGCGACATGGCCGACCTGATGTACGACACCGGGAAGCACGCGGGCGAAGGCTTCCTCGCAGGCCTGAAGGCGACCGAGCGGGATCTCCAGAAGCAGATCGACAAGTTGGCGAAGAACCTCGTCGACTCGATCAAGAAGGCACTGAAGATCAAGTCCCCGTCCGGGGTCATGCGCGACGAGGTCGGCAAGAACGTCGTCCTCGGCCTGGTCCACGGCATGGACCTGCACGGCCACCTCGTCGGGGGAGCTGCCCAGCGGCTCGCCGACACCGCGTCCGGCGTGTCCCCGCGCCGACGCTACGCGCCGACCGCTGCAGCCTCAAGTACCGCCCGCGAGGACGCACTGTGGGAGCGGCTCGCGAGCGCGCTGGAGCAGCAGGGCGGCCAGCCGCAGCACCTCACTGGGCAGCTGGTCCTCGACTCGGGCGAGCTCCTCGGCGTCATCAAGGGCACCGTCAAGCCGATGGTCAAGGCATCGGAGCAGACACAGGCCTACCGGGCGAAAGTCGGGCGGAGGAGCGGCGGATGACGATCTCGTTCGGGACGGCCGGCGCGCAGTCCACCCACACCGACACGATCACCCCGGCGGTCGTCGGGTCGGCCGGGCAGCTCGCTGTCCTCCAGGTGGTCTCCGGGCATCCCCTCGACTCGGTGCCGTCCACTCCTTCCGGGTGGACACTGGTGGGCAGCGCCTCCGGAGGCGGCGGCAGCTTCGGCGCCTCGGCTGGTCCGCGACGCCACACCTTCTTCGCGCGCATCCTGCTGGGCGGCGACCCGAACCCGACCACCGCGATCCCGTCCGGGTCCGCAGGCTCGCTCATCATCGGGCGCATCGTCAGCCTGTCGAAGACCGCGGGCACTGGCTGGCGTTGGGCCGTTTCCTTCGGCGACGACCAGGCGAGCGGCACCGCATTCTCGGCCACGGGCACCAGCGCCCTGACCTGGAAGGCGGGCGACTACGCGCTGATCGGCTACGGCGTGGCATCCAACGCCGACAGCTACACCGCCGAGGCGATCGCGGTGGCCGGCGTCACCTTTGGCGTGGTCACCGAGCGCGCCGATAACGCGATCACCACCGGGAACGGGGCCACGGTCGCGCTGGCGTCCTGCTCCGTATCCTCCGGCACCGCCACGCTGGCACCCACCATCACGGCCACCCTGGCGAGCGCCTCCATCGGCATCGCTGGCGTGATGCGAGTGCGTGAAGCCAGCTCCGACGTCAACGCCACCCCGCAGAGCGTCTTCCCCCCGCGGAACCTGGTGTCTGCGACAGGCCTGACCGGGGACGACATCGTCACGATCAGCCTGCTCCGGCAGGCCGGCTCGCTCCTGGTCCCGGTGCGGGCCGCGAGCAGCATCGACGTGACCGGGCAGGCCTCGTTCCTGCGGGTCGACGCCGAGCAGCCGTTCGGGATCAGCGTGAACTACGCGGCCGTCCTCACCGACGTCAACGGCACTCAGTGGACAGTCTTCTCGGGGCCGATCACGTCGACCGTCGCCAGCGACGTCGTCTCCGACGCGATCCGTGGAGTCGGCGCCGCCGTGAAGATCGAAAGCCCGCTGGAGTGGAAACGAGACCGCGACAGCAGCCAGTTCAACATCAACGGCCGGATCGTCGTGGTGGGCAAACCCCGGTCGTCTCGGTCTGGCACGCTCACCGTCCGCACAGAGACCGACGACGACGGCGACGCGATGAACGAACTCCTCGACCAGGCGACCGAGGGCACGATCCTCGTGCGCAAGCAGGTCAGCCTCTCTCGCCTTGACGGCACTTACTCGCTGATCGACGACACCGAGAGCCCCAACTGGTACGACGAGTTCAGGTGGTTCGCACTGAACGTCGTCAAGTCGGACGACTGGCCCGACGTCATGGAGGCCGCCGGTTTCACCCTCCAGGACATCGCGAACAACTTCTCGATCTTGAGTGATATCGCCGCGTTCTTCCCCACCAACCTGCTGGCCATCGCCCAGTACGACTTCGGACCCTGACATGCTCGATATGTCGACCACCGCGCTCGCCGTCGTGCAGGGCGGCTACACGATGGACATCCGCGCCGAGTCCTGGCTCGGCGGCCTGCTCCTCGCCGACAACATCCCCATCGCAGACGGCAGCGAGAACCGCGACCGCTCCCTCAGCGTCCCCGAGCAGATCACCCTCACCGTGCCCCGCCGTGACCGCGGCTACGACTGGGACCCGGGCACCGACCCCGCCCACCCGCTCGCCGCATACGGGCAGATGCTCCGCATTGACTACGGCGTCGACGTCGGCGGCCACATGGAATGGATCAACCGCGGCTGGTTCCTGATCACCGAATCGAGCACCGACGGCGACACTGTCTCCGTCAGCTGCCAGGGCCTGCTGACGCTCATAGCCGAGGCCAACCTCATCTCGCCGTTCCAGCCGTCCAGCAGCGACACTCTCGTCTCCGTGATCCGCGCGCTCGTCGAGCCCGCTCTCACCGTGTCGTTCGACGGAACCCTCATCGACCGGGCAGTACCGCTCGGCATGCAGTGGGACAGCGACCGGCTCGGCGCCGTCACCGAGGTCCTCACGGCGTGGGGGACAGCCGAGCGGGTCACCGAGGACGGCTATCTCCTCATCGAGCCCGTTAGTGACGATGGAGCATCGGTCATCTCTATAAGCGACGACCCGGAAACCGGCACCGTCGTCCGCTGGCAAGGCAACACCACCAGAGACGGCGCCTTCAACGTCGTCGTCGCCCAGGGCGAGGACGCCTCCGGCAACCAGATCCAGGGCGTCGCCTACGACAGCGACGGCACCAGCCCCTACCAGTACGGCGGCAATTTCAACCCGCTGCCCGTGCCCTTCGCGTACCAGTCGTCGCTCCTCACGACCGTCGCGCAGTGCCGCACGACGGCCGCCGCCCAGCTGAAGCTCCTGAGGCGCCAAGCGTTCCGCAAGCTGGCCGTCACGATGGTCCCGCACCCCGGCCTCATCCCCGGCGACATCGTGTCCGTCACCGGCGCCGGGCTCACGAACGCGCGGTGCGCTATCGAGTCTCTCTCCCTGCCCTACTCGCCTGGCGAGCAGAGCCTGACCGTCCGAGTACTGTAGGGGGAGCGGTGCCAGACTTCGCCGATACTCGCGTCTCGCTCGCCGGGCAGGGAGTCGTGCGCGGCATTGCACAGACCGGCGTCACCTCGAATGCCTGCCTGGTCACCGTGGGCGGGATCACCGTCACCGCCCGGGTCGCGACCGGCCTCACCGTGACCGCCGGCTCCATCCTGCTGATGGCCCGGCTCGGCAGCCTCTACTACGTCATCAACGTGATCCCCGCCGCGCCGTCGTCGACACCAGCGCCGCCGCCCCCGGCCGACAGCACACCGCCGGACACCGGCGATCCGCCCCCGCCGCCCAAGCCGGTCACGAGGACGGGCACGCTCACCTGCGTGCCGACGGCCACCGCGTGTTACCGCGACGGCAGTTGGCGCTCCGACGGCGACCCGACGAACTCGTTCGATCTGTTCCAAGGCCGGTACGGCGGCAGCAGCTACGGCCGGAACACTGGCGCCGCGTTCTACGGCTCCAAGCCCCACACCCTGAACGGCGCCACCTGCACCAAGGCCACCGTGAAGATCAAGCGTCTGTCCGCCGGCGACTTCTCGGGGCGGTCGGCAACCCTGCGACTCGTCTCCCAGACCAGCCGCCCGGGCGGAGCGCCCACCCTGAACGAGTCCACTGGTGGACCGAGCCTCACGATCGGCTCCAGCAGCACCTTCACGCTGCCCACCAGCTGGGGCCAGGCCCTTATCGACGGCACCCGCGGAGGCATCGCCATCAGCATCGGCAGCGACGACCCGTACATCCAACTCGCAGGCCGCGGCTCCTGGTCCGCCGCAATGACCCTGGCCATCTCCTGGAGGCGCACGTCATGACCGCCAACTCCTCCAAGGGCATCACCTATCCACAGTCGACGGATCACACCCGACTGTGGGAGCACTTCCAGACCCTCGCCAACAGCGCCGACGGCATCATCATCGGCAACAAAGATGTCCAAATTTTCACCTCGAGCGGCACGTGGACGCGACCCGCGGGCGCGATCCTCGTCGACGTCCAGGTGCAGGCCGCCGGAGGTGGCTCCGGTGGATGCGCGTCCACCAGCTCTGGCCAGGCGTCCTGTGCACCAGGCGGCGGCGGTGGCGAGTACGCGCGCGGGATCTTCCAGCCCGCAACGGTCGGCGCCAGCGTCGCCGTCACTGTCGGCGCCGGAGGTGCGGGAGGTGCGGCCGGAGCGAACACGGGCGGCAATGGCGGCAACTCGTCGTTCGGGGCGCTCATCACCTGCAACGGAGGCGTCGGCGCCCAGGGCGGCACCGCCACACCAACATCCGTCAGCCTCGGCGCGGGAAACGGCGGCAGCGGCGGCACCGGCGGAGACATTCACATCAACGGCGGCGACGGCGGCAACGGCCAGGTCATCAGCGCCACGCCGCTGAAGTTCAACAGCGGCGGGAACGCGCATCTGGCCTCTACCACCCGCGCCTCAGGTATCTCCACCACCACCACCGGCGGCTTCGCCGGCTACCCCTACGGCGGCGGCGGATCCGGCCCCTCCAACGGCGCCTCCCAGGCGGCCGTCGTGGGCTCAGCAGGAGCTGGCGGCGTCGTCATCGTGACCACCTACACCGCATAGGAGCACCATGCCTCTCGACCCGCCCGAAACCTCGAACAGCGGCACCACCTGGGTTATCAACGGCCGCCTGAACGCCACCTCGGTCACGAGCTTCCAGACGACCATCGCCACCGAGGGCCCCGCCACCGACGTGGAGGGCGACGCGCTCCTGCAGGATCTCGTCGACCTGCTGTCGACCCGCTACTACAACGTCACCGGCACCAAGGGCTACACGTCGTACACGACACGGAACATGACCCGGTCCTGACCAGCCCGCCACGCCACCCACGCCCCGCTCCCGGGGCGTTTTTCATGCCCGGAAAGGGGCCCGCATGCCTGACCTGTGGATGCCGGGAGCGACCCGGCACGCCCTCGGCGACGAGGGTGCGATGGGCGGCGGTCCCGCGCGGGCCGTCTGGCACATCACTTCCAACGCTCATGACTGGACGTTCAAGAACGAGCTGGGCTGGTTCACCGGCGGCGGCGCCGACGTTGCGCCGCACCTGCTCTGGGATCCGTTCACTGGGCAGATCGCCCAGTTCTTTCCCGCGGACAGCCGCAGCCTGTCGCTGCAGAACGCGGGCGACGTCCGCACCAACCGGACCGGCGCCTACTGCGTACAGATCGAGATCGTCTTCACCGAGGGCGAGACCGTCAACGGCAAGAAGTACAACTCGGTCCGCGACACCCCCTGCAAGGGCCTCGACCAGATCATGGCGTGGCTGCGGAGCCTCGGCATCCCCGACGTGTGGCCCGGCGGCGCCCCGACGGGCTTCGTCCGTGACACCGTCTCTCTCGACGCCTGGACGAAGTTCGGCGGGCACTACGGGCACAACCAGATCCCGGGCAACAGCCATGTCGACCCCGGGCCGATGCCGGATCTCTTCGCGCACGCCCCGGTTACCCCGCCGAAGCAGCCCACCCCGGCAAAGCCGAAGGTCAGCCTCGCGCACGTCATCTACGCCGCGCAGCACGACCCGGCCGCCGCGCAGGGCCACACCAGCCACCAGGCCGAAGTCCTCCTCGTCGAGAAGGCGCTGAAGGCCGAGGGACTGCTGGCCAGCGGGTACGTCGACGGCTCCTTCGGCTCACTGACGGTCTCCGCGTACAAGGCGTGGCAGAAGCGGCTCGGCTACACCGGCAGCGCCGCTGACGGCATCCCCGGCAAGACCAGCCTCAGCAAGCTCGGCGCGAAGCACGGCTTCCAGGTAGTCGCGTGATCCTCAACCTGACGCCGCACCCGATCCGCCTCTACTCGAACGAGCGGGAGGACGGATCCGACGACCTCGAACCGCACCTCCTTGAGACGGTGAAGCCGGCCGGTAAGCCGGCCCGCCTCGCAATGATCGAGCTCGGCCGGTGCGATGGCGCCGAACTCGTCGAGTACGGCCACGCCCACGACATCCCGCCCCAACGCGACGGAGTCCGGCTCATCGTCTCGCTGCCCGTCGCCCTCGCGCTGGCGTCACGGCGCAGCGATCTCCTGGTCTCGTACCGCGAAGTCCGCAACTCCACAGGCACAGTCATCGGCTGCCGCGCTCTCGCGCAGCCCGTCTGAAACGAGACTCCAATGAAGTGGTTTGGAAGAGAACCCGTCTACATCCTCGGCTTCATTGCCGCGGCCCTCCAGGCGCTGTCCGCGTTCGGCGTCGACATCTCCGACAGCACACAGACGCTCATCAACGCCGTCGCCGCGGCCGCCGTCGGTCTCATCGCAGCAATCGTGCTGAAGAACGGCGCACTCGCCGCGATGCTCGTCCAGTTCGCGCAGGCGGCCATGGCGCTCTGCGTCGGCCTCGGCCTCGACTGGTCCGCCGACCACCAGAGCAAGGTCATGGCCGCGATCGCCGCACTCGTCACCCTGTGGCTGCGCGAGAGGGTCACCGCCCCGGTACCCGCCGTATCGCTGGAGCAGTCCAGCCCGATCAAGCCTGCCGCCCCGCAGGGCGTCTGATCGGAGCAGCACGTGGCCGACGACCGGACGCTCGGGGAGGTCGTCAGGCGCCTGGATGCCATTCACGCCGACCTCAAAGAGGATCTCCGCGAGTACGGGGCCCGGCTCGACAAAAAGGTGTCCGTCGAACGGTACGAACTGGAAAGGCGTGCAGCCGATGACGTACACCGACAAGTGATCGAGCGGGTGGCGGCGATCGAAGCAGAGCGGTCACAGGAGAAGCGAGACGCCGAGCAGGATCGACGGAAAGTCGAGGACCAGCGGCGCGCCGACCGGAGGTTGGTGTTCGCTGCCCTCATCGCCCCCGTGCTGATCCTGCTGCTTCAGGCCTATCTGGCGGCGAGAGGGGCAGGCGCGTGAGGGCACACAGCTCCCGAGCGAAAGACCGGCGGCGCGCCGACGTATGGTTCGCCCTCGCCGCGGTCGCGGGTGTCGCCGTGCTGGCCTGGGTGTTCATCACCATGCAGCAGCTCTCCCACGACCTGC